GCTGCATTTTCTCGGGACCAATTTCCGCACCGCGCAGGGACGCCACGGCAATTTCTATTTCGACGAGTTCTTCTGGGTCCACAGCTTCGAGGAGCTGAACAAGGTCGCCTCGGGCATGGCGACGCACCGGAAATGGCGCAAAACCTATTTCTCGACGCCGTCGACGATCGCGCATCCGGCCTATCCCTATTGGACCGGCGAGCGCCGCAACAAGCGGCGCCGCAAGGAAAACCGCGTCGAGATCGACGTCAGCCACGCCGCGCTGAAGGACGGCGCACAAGGGCCCGACCGCGTGTGGCGACATATCGTCAACATCCGCGACGCCGAAGAGGCCGGCTGCGACCTGTTCGATATCGAGGAGCTGGAGGATGAATATGCCCCCGACGAATTCGCCAACCTGTTCCTGTGCGATTTCGTCGACGACAGCCTGTCCGCGTTCCGCTTCAACGAGCTGGTCAAATGCGGCGTCGATACCGTCGAGGAATGGACCGACTATAATCCGGACGCCGAGCGCCCGTTCGGCACCGGCATCGTCTGGGCCAGCTACGATCCGCAGAACAGCGTCGATGGCGACAACGCCGCGCTGGTGATCGCCGCGCCGCCCGCCGAGCAGGGCGCGCCGTTCCGGCTGCTGGAGAAGCACCAGCTGCGCGGGCTCGATTTCGAAGAGCAGGCGACCTTCATCAAAGGGGTGCTGTCGCGCTACACCTGCACCTTCCTCGCGATTGACGCGACCGGCGTCGGCGCCGGCGTCTACCAGCTGCTCGCCAAACCCGAGGCCGGGCTGCGCGGCGTCACCAAGGTCGAATATTCGCTCGAGGTGAAGGCACAGATGATCATGAAGGCGCAGCACGTCATCGCGCGCGGCCGCATGCTGTTCGATGCCGGCTGGCTCGACGTCGTGTCGTCCTTCGTCTCGATCAAGAAGACGCTGACCACCTCGGGGCGCAACGTCACCTTCAAGGCGGGGCGCGGCGGTGACGAGGGTCACGCCGATCTCGCCTGGGCGACGATGCAGCTGCTCAACAACGAACCGCTCGACGGCAAGGAAAAGCCGAAGGCCACCATGGAGATCCTGTAATGGGCAAGGGACGCGCGCGCCGCATGGGCCGCACTGACACCGGCCGCGCCGGTGCGATCGCCATGACGCCGGCACCGTCAACCGCGGTCGAGGCCTTCACCTTCGGCGATCCCGAACCGGTCAACAGCCGGCGGGAGGTGCTCGACCTGCTCCAGTGCTGGCACAATGGCCGCTGGTACGAACCGCCGATCAGCGTCGAGGGGCTAGCGCGATCGTTCCGCGCGAGCCCGCATCACAGCTCGGCGATTCTGCTGAAACGCAATCTGCTGGTGCGGTCGTTCGTGCCGACCGCCTGGCTGTCGCGCGCGACGTTCGAAAAGCTGGTGCAGGATTATCTGATCTTCGGTTTCGGCTTTGTCGAGCAACGCCGCAGCGTGCTGGGCGATCTGCTCCGCCTCGACCATGCGCTCGCCAAGTTCACGCGCCGCGGCGTCGAGGAGGGGCGCTATTTCTTTGCACCAGGCGGGGCGATCGAGACCGAGTTCCGGCCGAACAGCGTCATCCAGATCATGCAGCCCGATATCAACCAGGAGCTGTACGGCGTGCCGGAATATTTGTCGGCGCTGCAATCCGCGCTGCTGAACGAGGCGGCGACGCTGTTCCGTCGCAAATATTATCTCAATGGCAGCCATGCGGGCTTCATCCTGCACGCGACCGGCGAGTTTTCCGACGGCGACGTGCAGGCGATCCGCACCGCGCTGAAGCAGTCCAAGGGGCCGGGCAATTTTAAGAACCTGTTCGTCCACCAGCCGGGCGGCAAGGATGGTGGGATCAAGATCCTGCCGATCGCACAGGTCGGCGCCAATGACGAGTTCACCGGGATCAAGAACGCGACGCGCGACGACGTGCTTGCCGCGCACCGGGTGCCGCCTGCGCTGCTCGGGATTGTGCCCGCGCAGGGATCCAGCCTCGGCAAGCCGAGCGAGGCGGTCGACATGTTCTTCGAGCTGGAGATCGAGCCGATCCAGGCGCGGCTGCTCGACATGAACGCGCAGATCGGCGTCGAGGCGGTCGCCTTCGCGCCGCGTCAGGCGCACGCGGCCGCGCCATAGTTCTGCGTCCGGCATAGCCGGGCGGGGGATGCCGGGGTCCAGCCCGACACACCGACGAGGAGCTTCTCGCCACGACCAACGGCCATCGGCCGTCCCGCACCCGCGCGATCTGCGCAGGCGGGATCTCTACAAGGCGAGGAAATCCAACATGTACATCCTTAATTCCGTTCGGCCCGTCGCACCCGCTGCCGGCTATATCGGCGGCAAGCGCAATCTGGCGTCGCGTCTGGTCGCGATGATCGAGCGCGTCGACCATGACGGCTATGCCGAGCCGTTCGTCGGCATGGGCGGCATCTTCCTGCGACGCCGATCGCGGCCGAAGGTCGAGGTCATCAACGACGTATCGGGCGACGTCGTGACGTTCTTCCGCGTGCTGCAGCGGCACTACCCCTACATGATCGACATGCTGCGCTTCCGCGTCGCCTCGCGCGCCGAGTTCGAACGGCTGAAGGCGACGCCGCCCGAAACGCTGACCGACCTCGAGCGCGCGTGTCGCTTCCTCTATCTCCAGCGCTTGGCGTTCGGCGGCAAGGTCAACGGTCGCCACTTCGGTGTCGACAAGACGCAGGGTGCCCGGTTCAACGTGACCAAGCTGGAACCGCTGCTGGCAGACATTCACGAGCGCCTGGCCGGCGTCGTGATCGAGCAGCTCGGCTATGCCGACTTCATCCGTCGCTACGATCGCGCCGGCATGCTGTTCTACCTCGACCCGCCCTATTGGGGCTGCGAGACGGACTACGGCCAGGACGTGTTCGGCCGTGCCGACTTCGACCAGCTCGCCGACCAGCTGGCGGGGATCAAGGGGCGCTTCATCCTGTCGATCAACGACACGCCGGGCGCACGGGCGACGTTTGCCCGGTTTCATGTCGGCACGGCTGAGACAACGTACACAGTCGGCGCCGGGGCGGCCCAGCGCGCGGGCGAGCTGATCGTATCGAACTTCGCCTCGGGGTGAACGCAGCGGGGCGGTGTTGATGCTGCCCCGCCAATTCCGGTCACATGCGGACGTTCGCTGCGCCTTCTTCCCCTTTCAGTTCCTACCGTTCATCCATGTATCGCTGGCGCTATACGAGATCGCGTAGGATGACCGCATGGGGCTTCGTCTAATTCGCGACGGGGATATGTGAAAACCGCTCGGTTCTGTAACCAACATGGGCAACACGCCGCAGTCACCTCTCGGCCGACGCCGCGCCAGACGGCGCCGGCTGATCTGAAGTTGCCGACTAGGCTTAAGCCCGTGCAGTCGCCAATCTCCGATGACGAAGTACTTATGACCGGTTGATCGATCCTGTGTACGAAGGTTGATCATCATCTTGTCGATCGGCCGTCACACCCTGCGGTCGAACGCCGATCCCGAACTTACCATGGAGCATGCCGTGCTGCTATCAATCGACCTTCAACTGCCTGGCGCCGGAATGGTGCTCGAGCTGCGCGCTGGCATGTCGACGATTGTTGTTGGTGCCAACGGCAGCGGCAAGACGCAGCTGGCCACCAATTGCGAGGAGCAGCTGGGAGAGCAGGCGCATCGCATTTCCGCACAGCGAATGTTGTCGCTAGACCCTCAGATTGAAAAGATTGGAGAGCAGCTAGCACGAGAGCGCCTCCTCTATGGCGCACGGAAAAACGAGTTGTTCGGCGATTTCTCAATCGCAAGGAAGGCTCGGCGTTGGGGAGAACCGCAGACGCAGTTCATCCTCAACGATGCCGGCGTTCTCCTGCAAATTTTGTTCGCCGAGCAGGCCAACGTCGGCGTTGCCGTCAACGACGCAGCCGGCTTGGGCGCGGTGGTGATCGGGCAGGAGACGATTCTGCGCAGACTGAAAGCGATCTTTCACCGGGTTCTGCCCGCTCGCCGCCTGACGACTACAGCCGACAACATCACCGTAACCGCGATCGACGCGCAGGATGTCGAGGGCGATCCGTACAGCATCACTAAGATGAGCGACGGGGAAAAAGCCGTCTTCTACATGGTCGGCCAAGTACTCGTCGCGCAACAGGGATCAGTCTTCATCATGGACGAGCCCGAGATTCACGTGCACCGCGCGATCCTCGGCCGCTTGTGGGATGAGCTGGAGGCGGCGCGGCCCGACTGCGCGTTCCTACTCATCACCCACGATCTGGAGTTTGCGGCCTCGCGCGCCGGCAACAAGTACGTGGTGCGGAGCTACACGCCGCTGACCGGCTGGCAGATAGAAGAGGTCCCGGAGGCGGAGGGCTTCAGCGAGGATCTCGTTACCCTGATCCTAGGCAGTCGCAAGCCGGTGCTCTTCGTCGAAGGGCAGCAGGGCAGCCTCGACCTCGCTTTCTACCGCGCCTGCTATCCAAATTTGACGGTGATCCCGCGGGGCGGATGCCAAGACGTGATCCACTCGGTCGCGGCGATGCGGCGAAACGCTACGCTCACTCGCATCACCTGCGCGGGCCTAGTCGACGCGGACGGGCGAGACGTAGACGAGCGGGCGCGTCTTGCTGGCTTCGGCGTATCGGTGCTGCCGGTCGCCGAGATAGAGAACCTGCTCTTGCTGCCCGACGTTGCACGCGTCATTCTTGCCAAGAACGACTATTCCAACCCGGCGCTAGAGCAGAAGCTCGCCGAGGTGAAGGCTGCCGTATTCGCCGACGCCGCGGTACCAGCGAACGTCAACGAGGTTGTACTTGGTTACGTCCGGCGCCGGGTTGACCAAATGCTGAAGCGAATCGACTTCTCCGCGGACAAGTCGGTGGAGGGCCTCGCGACGAGCTATGCCGCGCAGACTGGCGCGCTTGATATCCCGGCGATCGCCGCCAGCATCGAGAAGTCAATCACTGACGCGATCGCTGCCGACGACCTGCCCGCACTGCTCGCCATCTACGACCGCAAGCGGCCGCTGCTTACGATCGCTGCCAAGCTGCGCACCGGCCATGTCGCCGATTTCACCTCCTGGGTAACGCGGGCCATCCAGAGCAAGAGCGACGACCGGCTGCGCCTGGCGGTCGAGGCGGTGCTGCCGGCCGTGGCGGTGGCATGATAGCCAACTAAGCACCGAAAGCGGTTGGGCTGTAATCCGCTCTTCTCGGCCTTCCGCGGGCGCTTGCTAACCTATCCTGCTCGAACACTCGGAACCTCACTGATATCCGTTGTCCAAGCGGGCGATTTCATCTCGGATCGCATCTTCCACTGCCGCTTGAACCCCTGCGACGCGGTCGTGGCGGAGAACTTTCCAAAGCGGGTGTTGATCTCGTCCAGAGCGCCCATCAACCGGTCGCGCTTGTCCGTGTCGCCCTCGAATAACGTCCGGGGGCGCATATCCGCCGCGATCAGATCGTCGAGCAGGATGCCGGCCTTGGTGTACGCATAGCCATCGCGCCAGGCGGCCGACGCGCCACGCTTCGCCGCGGCGATGAGCTCGAGGCTGTCGCTGGTCATCGGGTGCAGCGCGACGGTGCGCGAGCCGGCGTATTGTGGCCGGTCGGGCTTGTGCCTGTTGGTATGGAAGAACGCGGTCAGTCGGCCGGCGACGAGCCCATGCGACCGAAGCTTCTCGCCCGCCCGCATCGCATATTGCGTGAGCGCGCCGAACAGCGTGTGGAAGTCGCCCACCGGCGTGCCGAACGAGCGCGTGACCGCCATGCCCTTGCGCTGCGGGGCGATGGTCTCGACCGCATCCGACGGGACGCCGCGCAGCTCGCCGACCAGGCGCTCGAGCACGACCGTGCCGACCGCGCGCGCCTGCTTCATTGGCATGTCACGCAGCGCGCCGGCATTGCCGATGCCGAGCGCCAGCAGCTTTCGTGCCGTCGCGCCGCCAACGCCCCAGACGTCCTCGACCGGAAACCGGTCCATCACCCATTTGCGAACCGCATCGTCGCGCAGATCGGCGACGCCGTCGAACATCGGGTTCTTCTTGGCCGCGGCGTTGCCGAGCTTCGCCAGCGTCTTGGTGTCGCCGATGCCGACGCAGGTGGGGATCGTTGTCCACTGGCGAACCTGGG